TGATATGGAAGAACTGCCAACAGATTATACTGCTGGTGTAGACTTCCGTCTTAATAAAACTACTAAAGGCGGATATGCTGACTACTCAACTTCAAGTTGGGCAAGACGTGAGCGTCCTTTAGGTGACGCGGAAATGAAAGCAATCGAAGCACATGGATTGTTTAACCTAAATGACTTCCTTCCGAAGAAACCTTCCGATGTTGAAGTAAAAGTAATGAAGGAAATGTTTGAAGCATCGGTCGATGGCGAAGCATATGACATGGATCGTTTCGGACAATATTTCCGTCCAGCTGGTATGGCGGCGAGAACAGGTGATCCTGTAGCTCAAAGTGCGCCTGCTCCTAAGGTGGATACTTCCCCAAAGCAGGAAACTCCGGTAGCACAGGCTCCGGTAGAAACACCAAAGGCTGAAGAGCCAGCAACGACAAGTGGTAAGGCTGAAGACATCCTTTCCATGATACGTGCTAGACAACAACAGTAAAAATATATACTAGTGGGTGGCAACACCCACTAGGCATACTAAGGAGGTAATATGGCAAAGGCATTTGATCCTAGCAAATTTAGAACGGCACTTACAAAATCCATAACAGGCATGAGTGCTGGTTTCAATGATCCAACAGATTGGATCTCGACAGGAAACTACGCATTAAATTATTTGGTTAGCGGCGACTTTAATAAAGGTGTTCCGCTGGGCAAGGTAACGGTATTCGCAGGAGAATCCGGTTCAGGTAAATCTTACTTTTGTGCGGGTAACATTGTAAAACACGCACAACAACAAGGCATCTTCGTTGTTCTTGTTGATTCAGAAAACGCACTTGATGAAAAATGGCTACACGCACTTGATGTAGATACATCAGAATCTAAACTGTTAAAATTAAACATGTCTATGATTGACGATGTAGCGAAAACAGTATCAACGTTTATGGCAGATTACAAAACGATGGAAGAAGAAGAACGTCCTAAGGTATTATTTGTAATTGATAGTTTAGGAATGTTGCTTACTCCAACGGATGTTGATCAGTTTGGTAAGGGTGACTTGAAAGGTGACATGGGTAGAAAGCCCAAGGCACTGACAGCACTTGTTAGAAACTGTGTAAACATGTTTGGTAGTCATAACGTAGGACTTGTAGCAACCAATCATACATACGCATCGCAAGATATGTTTGATCCAGATGATAAGATATCAGGTGGACAAGGATTTATCTACGCATCTTCAATAGTTGTAGCAATGAAAAAACTTAAACTAAAAGAAGATGAAGATGGCAACAAGGTAAGTGAAGTACGTGGTATTAGAGCCGCATGTAAGGTTATGAAAACACGTTACGCAAAACCTTTTGAAGGCGTACAAGTAAAGATTCCATATGAAACGGGAATGAATCCGTACAGTGGTCTTGTTGATCTATTTGAAAAGCAAGGTCTTCTTGTAAAAGACGGAAATAGACTCAAGTATATTGATTCCAAAGGCGAAGAACACAAAGAATATCGCAAAAATTGGGATGGTGAAATGCTTGATATGGTTATGTCGGATTCACAAGTAGATAAGACTGCTGAGGTAAATACCAAGGTCGAAGAACCCGAGGAAATGATACAGGAGTAAAAATGGAATCAAGTATGATAGTCGATATCTGGAATACTTTCAAAGACAGTATCGAGAAAAAACACATTGAAACTATAGCAGAAAAATATGTAGACGTTTGTGCCGATTTTGGTACAGATGATACTGCTTTTCGAGATGCTATGGGAAGTTGTGACTTTCTTGATGCGGCAATATCTTACTACTTAGATATGGAAGATCCAGAAGATTATGATGATCATGATCCAGAGAACTGGGACGATTAGATGGGATATTATTCTCAAGTAGCACGAGACATAAACAAAATTCCCGAAGCTATTCAACATTTTGAATCAGAACTTACTGCGGCTCGTGCGGAAACAAAGCTGAAAGGCAATGTAGAACGTGCGGCCGCAGAACTTCCTGGTATTGTTGAGCATCGATTTAATCAACTTCAAGAGATTGAAGCAATACTAAATTACTTGAACATTGAATTACGCAGACTGCGTAGTACATTTTTTAAAAAATATTTAGAAAATTATCAAAGAGCTTTATCTAGTAGAGACGTTGAAAAATACGTAGACGGAGAAGCTGACGTAGTTGACTACGAAAAGATCATAAACGAGTTTGCACTTCTAAGGAATAAATGGCTAGGCTTGCTAAAAGGACTTGACCAAAAACAATGGCAGATCACCAATGTAGTCAAGTTAAGAGTAGCAGGCATGGAAGATGCTTCATTATAAGTTTCAGATTCCAGAAAATAGCAGAAAATTAAGAGGACAACTTTTTACTTTCCTTTATACTAATTGTGATGTCAAAACAATTAGTTCTCCAAAAGAAATAGAACAAGATAGATATTTGGTTTTTAGTCATCCATTTGATGACTGGGTATTTGATTCTATTATAGAAAATAAAAATTTAAATTTTTTCCACATAGATAACGGATATATAGGTAATCACAGGCATAAAACTCCTTGGTATTATCGTATTAGTTACAACTCATTACAAAATACAAAAGTCAAAGAAATACCATATTCAAGATCCAACTTACTTGAAATGGACGAACGTTTATGGTCTGATGATTGGAATCTAGATGGCCGTTACAATCTAATTGTGTTACCTAACCAGTCCAATATCTTTAAATACTTAGGACAAGATTATAATAGTTGGAAAGTAAAAACATTACAACATTACCAATCTTTAGACGTACCTCTTATTATAAGAGAGAAGATAGGCAAACGTAGGCAAAGATTTGAAGAAATACTACCGCTGATGAAACATGCTAAAAAGATAATAACATATCATAGTATGGCGGCAGTAGAAGCATTATGTTTAGGCAAACCAATAGAAATTTTAGGACAAAGTGCTGTTGAACATTGGCAAAATCAGCATGGCTTTGATCGAAAATTTATGTTAGAACACATAGCTTGGAGTCAGTTTAGCAGAGCTGAATATCAAGACGGAACAGCATGGAAGTGTACATTTAAGTACCAGGTAGAATAATGAGCTATACAGAACTAGATGGTTGGATAACTTTAAAAAATGACATTTGTCTTAAAAGTGCGAAAAAGCAAGGACAAGGACAAATAGAAGAATATCAAAATTTAGAATTACAAACAGCTATATCACATTGTGCTAAATTGAGAATAGCTGTAGACATAGGAGCACATGTGGGCATAACTGCTTTTAGATTAAGTCAATCGTTTGAACATGTTCATGCTTTTGAACTTGATACAAATTTGTTACCATGTATTCAACAAAATTTAGCAATGAAAAAAGTTTATAATGTTACTACACATCCTGTTGGTTTAGGAGATGTTGAAAAGAATGTAAGTATTAAAACAACAAATAAAAGTTTCGGTACACATGTGGATCCTAGTAAAAAAGACGGCAAATTTAAAATTAAAACATTAGATTCTTTCAACTTACAATGTGTAGACTTTATTAAGATTGACGCTGAAGGATATGAACCATTAGTTGCTAAAGGAGCAATGAATACTATTGAAAGATGTAAGCCTATTATACTTTATGAACGTAAGGAACATCCTACGCGATATGGATATCAAAGAGATAGCATTAGAGATGTGTTAATGGATATAGGGTATAGAATGGTTAGAAAATTGGGCAAAGGAGAAAAGAATGCCGTGCTTGCCTATAGACCGGGAATGAGTCCAGATGTTTGATGTACCACAATTACATGGCCATAATGTGCCACAAAAAGCTGAAGATATAATATTTTTTAGTTGCGATTACGATTATTTTGATAGGCATGGTTATGCTCTAGCACAAAGCATAAACAGAACCATAGGATGGATTCATGTACATTGCCACATAATAAATGAAGGTAATATGAATCAAGAAGTGTTAGATCATTTATCAAGACATTTTAATTTTACATATTCATACGAACATGTGAAAGAAGATTTATACAAAAATCTAGGTAAAAATCCTAAGAGAATGAAAGAAGGACAAGATATTTTCAAAACAGGAGATCATGATTACATAGCGAGAAGAACTTATCTAGCAAGTGCTAGATTCATGCGATTGTATGAACTGTTTAACAAACCAAATCAAAATATATTTCAATTAGATTGTGATACTGTTTTACGAAACGGATTTCATCAAAACGATTTTAGACAGATAGCATCAGAAGTGGCAGTTATGCCTAAGCCAAAGGATCCAGGAGTTTTTATCGCCAGTGCGTTATGTTTGGGTACAGGAGATAAAGGTTTACGTTTTAGAAAATTGTTTAGTAATAATATGATAGAAGCCTTCAAGAAGGATATCTATTGGTTTGTAGACCAAGATGTCTTGAGGTCAACTATGGATGAATGGACAGCATTAGGAGAGAAATATTCTTACATACCTTATCAATGGAATGCTTGGGGACAGAAAAGACATGATATCTTTTCAACTGGTAAGGGAAGTAAAAAAGATGATAAGAGATTCAAGGCGGCACAGATGAATTGGTTACCGCCACATTGGAAGGAAATCATACGTAAAGAAGTTTTAAATTTGCCATGATAGGATATATCATATACCTACCTGAATATGAAAATAGTGTTGCTATGGCCCAAAGAGCATTACAGTCTGCTGAAAAATACGGTTGGGAAGTAAGACTTTATCCAGGCGTAAACGGCCTTATAGATACGCTAAGTAATCATAATTTACGCATATATGGAGGTAGTAAAAAAGCAATTAGGCTTATGGAACGTCCAGGTACAGCTGGTTGTTTTCTAAGTCAATACATGTTATGGCAACAATGTTTTGTAAGCCAAACGCCGATGTGTATATTTGAACATGATGTGATTTTTAAAAAGCCTATGGGACAGACAGAGATGTGTGATGTGTACAAGTTTGAAGGATTCAAAAAGGCCAAACCCATACCAGCAGGAAACTGGTACGAAGGTGCTAGGGCTTATTTGCTACGTCCTAGTGGTGCTAAGAAAATATTAGACTGGGTACATAATAATGGTGCTATGCCAGCAGATTGGATGTTGTGTGACGGAATAGTTGACATGAAATTTGATTTAAATAATAAAGTAGGATTTAAGTCCGACAAAATGAGTTTTACGAAAGATTTGTAATGAAGAGAATGATATATCAAGTTGCTGTAGGAAAACAAAGCAACTTGTACCAGCATTGTATACAAAGTGTAAAAGACTATTGTAAAAAATATGATATTACACATATAGTTCAAAACGAACCTATTTTAAAAATAAGACCTGATGTAGAAAGAACGGGCAGAAGTAAAGAAGCAGTTGAAAGATTAGGTTATCTTCCTATATACGAAAAAGAAAATGCTTTTACTCATTTGAAAAACTATGATCAAGTAGGAATAGTAGATAGTGATATATACATCCGTACTACTGCTCCTAACATTTTTGATACGCTTACCAACGAATTTGCTTTTGGTGCTGTAGCTGAAAGAGAACTTCCATGTGCGAAAAAATATAAAAACAAAATAAGAAAATATTCTAAGGCCGCGTTTGAACAATTAACTGATGTGGATTGGAAATGGAACGCACTAGGAGCAGAGTTTTACAACATGGGATTAATGGTAATGAATACAGAAAAATTTATGCCGTTTCTAAAAAATCAAACTCCTAGAGAATTTATTTCAAGACCCGAATTTAAAGACTTTGTAGATGGTGTAGGTTACAAAAAATGGTCAACTGATCAAATGTTATTAAACTGGTGGGTAAAAAAAGAAAGCATACCAACAAAAAATCTTGACTGGAGATTCAACGCACTTTACAAAGGTATAGATGATACTAGATTACCAGAAGCATATTTTATACATTTCTTTCTGAAAGATCTACTTCCCAATAAAGGAGAAAACGTTTCAGCACTAATGGAGGCAATAAAATGAACGTAAAAGACTTTGGTCATGTCAAAGACCTAAAACAATTTTATACAGAAATAAGAAGTTTCTATGAAGGGCATTATACTAAAGACTTTCTTAGATATTATGATCACTTAGAACAACTTGCTAAAGAATGTCAAAGCTATAGAGAACTGGGTGTGATGCAAGGCGGGTCAGCGGCGGCTGTGTTAACAGGAAATCCAGGCATTAGGGCAGAACTTATAGACATCACATTTAAACATTTGAACGGACATAAACATGCCTTCGAAGGATACAACGTAAACTGGGTCGAAAACGATTCATTAACTTGGCCTGCTAATCAATTTGATATGACACTTATAGACAGTTTACATCATTATAAACATGTGAATAGAGAAGTGTTAAAATATGAAAACAGCGTAAACAAGTACTTGGTATTTCATGACGCAAATTATCACGAAATACGTAGAGCAATTGACGAGTGTGTTGCTAGAGGCAGGTTTAAAATGAATACAATGGATGATAAAAGTTACGGTTATTGTGTATTGGAGAGAGTGTAATGAAGCATGTTGTGATGCGATACATGAGTACAAGGATAAAAAATCTGCCTTATGGTTGTCCAGGATTTGGTGATATTGTTCATTCAATACTACTCACATACAATTACGGACAACACTTTGGAGAGCCTGCTACACTTCATATAGCATCACATCAGTATAATAAAGATAAACCGCAAACATGGAATGAAGTAATAGATTTATTCCCTAGAGATAGTGTGTATTTAAATTTCCATAAGTATGTCCCAGAAAAAGATCATGATAAACATTTTTTTGATCATATACGAGAAAAACATCCGCAGGCAGAACTTCATTACTACTTTAAATATCCAGGTAAAATACAAAAAGTTTTACAACCAAGTTTCTATGTAGACGAATATATGAAATCTTATCCTTGTTTGAAACCTCAATGTCCTGATGAAGAATTAGCAAAAAATATCTTACCAGAAAAGTTTGTAACAATACAAGTAGATGCTGGTGCGAAAAAAAGAATGTTAAAGCCGTGGCAATTAGATTCAATAAAAAATCATTGGAATAATCAAGGATATCAAATAGTTACATTAGGAGGTGAAGCAACTAACCCAATTCTTAAAAGGGCACCTTGGGCTGGTTATGCTATGAGTAAAGCTAGAGCACATATAGGTGTAGATAGTGGATATATGCACTTAGCTCAATGTTTTTTCAAACCAAAAGACATATACATATATACTAATAGACCATGGGATAAGTGGGAACATCATCTTAAGATGTTTAAAGATAACGGAGTAAACATAAATGAATACAATTAAGTATGATGGTAAAGAATATTTAGAATTACAGTCTAAAGGTTTTGCGGCACAATATGCCTTTCCTTTTGCTAAACAAATTTTAACAGGCAACGGATTAGATATAGGGCCAAATAGAAAAGAGTGGGCTTTTCCAGGAGCAAGAATGATAGATCTAGTGATGCCAGATGAATACGATGCTTTTAATCTACCTAATGAAAAATTTGATTATAT